TTCAGGAGATTCCCGGAGAGGTGACGCTTGCGCTCAACCTCTCCGGTTGCCCATGTCACTGCCCCGGATGCCACAGTCCGCATTTGGCGGAGGATATAGGCGAGGTGCTGGATGAGGAACTGATGGCCGATCTGATCGCGCGCTACGGGAGTACGATCACGTGCGTGGCGTTTATGGGCGGTGACGCGGAACCCGAAGCCGTGGCGGAATGGGCTACTTATCTGAAATCCGAAATGAAGGATTTGAGATTGAAGACGGCATGGTATTCGGGGCGTATGAACATGCCGAAGGATGAGACGGCGTTCGATTACGTGAAATTGGGCGGATATGTAGAGGTGCTCGGAGGGCTGAAGAGTGAGCACACGAATCAGCGGTTGTACAAGCGAGTAGGGGATAAATGGGAGGATATAACCTCTTGTTTTTGGAGAAAAACGTTTGAATAAGCGTTTTTTTGGAAAAAAATAGTGCAAAAATTTGCGTATATCAAAAAAAAGCAGTACTTTTGCACCCGCTTTCGAGCGACATGGTGGTCTTAGCTCAGTTGGTAGAGCATCGGATTGTGGTTCCGAGTGTCGTGGGGAGCTTAAGACAAAAACTTTAATCCGTTGTAACTGAATAAGTTACGGCGGATTTTCGGTTAAAGTGTCCCGAAAATGTCCCGAAAATTTGATTAAAAAATTCGGGCAAAAAAAAGCACAAAAGCACTAAAATATCTGGCATCGTAACTCTGTTTTTCGGCAAGAAAAATGGAGAAAAAAAAATGTCAACTCTTAGTCAATTTTCACCGCTCTTTACGGGCTATGCCCCAGCGGTAGTGAAACACATTGCGACCGGATGGTTTATTGAGTATTACGTAACCAATCCTTTCACCCAAACTTTAGAGCGTCGCAAGTTCCGGTTAAACAATCTGCGCAAGCGTTGTCGCACTGCAATGGAGTTCAAAGTGCAGGCGAACACTATCTGTAGCCAACTCAATGTGAAGCTGGCTAACGGATGGAATCCTTTTAACGAGGATGTCAAAACGGAGAACCCCGGCGCAGTACCTATTAAGATTGTTTACGAGCAGTATTTCCGTGACGTGGAAAAAGACCTCCGTCCTGATACCCTACGCGGCTATAAGGCATTCAGCCGTAGGCTTCTTGAGTGGTGTGACAAGAGAAGCCCGGATATGCTACTAAAGGACTTCTCGGATGTAATGGCTGTCCGCTATTTGGACGAGCAGCGCCAAAAGAACAATTGGGTAAATGCCACCTTTAACAATAACCTTGTGAGCGCCCAAGCATTCTTTACTTGGTGTGTGAAGAAGAAGTTCATCGAGAAGAACCCATTCTACGGCATTTCCAAGAAGAAGAAAGAAGCCAAGAAGCGTACCGTAATTAACGCAGACGCTCGTGCTATCATGCGTGAATGGTTTATGAATAATAACCCAGGTTATCTGCTCATCTGTGAACTGGTGTTCCAATCGCTGATCCGTCCGACCGAAATCAGCAAACTGCGCGTGAGTGACGTAGATTTGGAGCACAAGGTAATTCACTTGGATGGCAGCATTACCAAGACAAAGTACTCGCGCAAAGCCGTGCTGAGTGACGAACTGATTGAGATACTTGGACGTAACATCCAAGGAGCGAACCAAGATGATTACCTCATCAGTAACGGCTACCTGCCCGGCAAGGAGCCTATCAGTTCCCGCATGTATCGCAAGACGTGGGACAAAATGCGTAAGCAGTGCCACCTCCCGGACACCATGCAGCTCTACTCCCTCCGTGACACGGGTATTATCAGCCTGTTTGATAATGGAGCAGACGCAAATACTGTCAAGGGGGCAGCAGACCACCACAACCTCAACATTACGTCCATCTACTGTGATCACGTGGATGACAACCTTGTTGAGAAAGTCCGCAAGCACTCGGCTAAGTTCTAAGAGATTGGCGGTCGGGGATTAGTCCTCGACCAGCCAAAACTCCCCTTTCATCAGCTCTGACATACCATTTTCCGTGAAGTTGGCGGTTATCTTCTCGCAGATATACCGCTGACCATGGATGATGAACAGTGAGCGAACATTGGGAATGTCCTTCGCAAGGAAACTAAACTTATATTTCTTATTGGAAGCGATAGCGTGCGTCTTGCCATTGGTGCCAATGATCGACGACCGTAAACGCATACTGAAATACGTCAGTTCAAAGTCCATTTGACGCGGATAGGTCAGCACATGGTCAATGACCGGATGGGTATATTTCCCGTACATCGCGTTATATGTTGAGCCGTTCCAGAAACCCATATACAACTTATCAAAGTACTCTACAGACCGAGAACTTTCCCCTGCTGACAGCTTCTTGTCGGCATAATCCCAAGGGATAGTCTGATTGGAATTATTCACGTACTCGCCACACTCCAAGAAGAAGGCATTTCCCTTGAAATTACCGTCCGCGTAAGCCTCATCAATCCACGCCGGAACTATCTTTATCTCAATCGTCTCTGCACTCTCATCAACGATGGAGTCACCAAACATATTGACCGGCTCCAAGGTATTCAGATAGCGTGTATTCCCTTCCAAGTTGGCAGGCTGCGAAGAGTCCACGATATACGACCCGTAATTACGTATGATAAAGTACGTATCTTCAGCCCTACAATAATACAGATATTCAAGGTTCCAACCGCTATACTGCGTCTGCACATAGTCAGCTGCTCCTCTCATCTCGATATAGAGCCGCTGCGCACCATTAACTTCCTTGTAAAATATGCCGTTATTATAGGTGCCTAACGACCAAGAAAGAATAACGTCCTGCGTTTTCATCATGTCAACGAACCATTTGCAGGAGTAGTACTTCCATTTCCGATGGCTGCACTCCGAAAATTTGAGGTTGACGTATTCCCTGTACTTGCAAGAACCTGCATCCTCCACGGTTGAGGTGAACTCGTCCACGACGTTCGTTAACTCAACTGTACCAGCCCCCTCTATTGCTTCTTTGGAGAAGCAGAAAGAAATATGCTTTGTGGCATGGTCGATATCAAACTCCCCATTGAGGAAATACTCCAGTTGTTCAAACAGCTCTGTGAGCGTCCAGTGCGGCAGCGCTGTAGCCCAGTTCTTGCAGGGCCAAGCATAAGGCAGCGTATTGCATACTACAAGATACTTGTACTGACTATTCATCAGTTTTGAAAAATCGTACGAATACCCGATAGCGTTGCAGATCTGCTTAAGCAAATAAACGAGATACGGCTGGAACGACAGTCCACGCGTATCATAGTGCCACGATGTGGGCCACGATGCGCTATCATTCGGGCGATTTTGCACGTTACCGGTTGAGTTATTCACCCACGGAAATGCTATATAATTCAAGCCATCATCAATGCTGTGCCCAAGGTGTGCTTTGGGCGAAAACGAAGACGTTGATGTGTCCGGATAACCCAAGTTCAATTCATTGATATAGATGGTCTCAAAACTGTCTGAATAGTTCTGCACCGAGCGCCCTTCAAGGAACTGCGTTTTGACCTCAATATCACTAATTTCCGTGATGGTAATTGAGCCATGACGATAGAAGGCACCATGCCTGATTTCGCAGTCAAACAGTATCTGTTGAGCAACCACGTCTTTGCGGTTGATATGCCCGAAAATGGCGAGATTGCCCGGACATCCCTTCAGCGGAAATGTGATAGCCAATGTGTAGCTGTCTGCCCCTGAAAAGTAGCGGTTTTCAGCCACGAAATCGAACGAAGTTCCCTCTTTGAGGGTGGCTAACTGATGATTAATAAGTATCTCCATTATCGTCTAGATTTAGGTGTTTTGTTACGGATTAACTGATCATACTCGTCCTGCGCTTTCTTGATACCGGCATCACCGGAAACGGTGTTCACAGTAACAAACGGCTCATGCAGCCTCTGATTCATCTCGTTTACGGAGCGTGATAAGGCTTGCGACGCTGATGCGACGGCAAGCAACTCGCCGGATTGTTGCGCCTTGGCGATACGTTGTGGCGCCGTAATAGACTGCGAAACATCGGAAGCAGACAGCCGCCCTACGGTATTAGTCCGCTGGGCATAGTCGAGCGTTTCAATCATAGCTCGGGCCTGGGGATTGCGGAGTAAGTCTTGACTTGCTACCCATTCCCCCGCATGGACGATACCGGCAGGTTCATCTTTGCGTCCGGGCTTGGTGAAACCTCCCTCCATATACCCGGTGGCTTCCGAGGCTTGTTGTTGCTTCTTGATGGCAGCAATCTGAATTGCTCCTGCGGCGACCGCCATAGCAGCTGCAATAGGTGCCATAACGAAACCTACTACAGGAATCGCTGCAGCGGAAGAGTAAGCAGAGATAGCGGACATGGCGGTCTGCGCCACAGCCTGCATGACCTGCATAGCAAACATCTTCCTGTTTGCTTCCTGCTTGGCTTTGGCTATCTCCGCTTCCTTCTGCTGCTCAAGAGCAACTTCCTGCGACTTATTTCCCTCCGCATACGAAATCTCCCTGTCGTATTTCCGCTCAATTTGAGCCGTTTGGATATCCAACTCGGCTTGGATGATGTCTGACAAGCCGCTGAAGATGGCTCCCATCTGATTGACGATCGTCGAGAACGATTCCGTCATCGCTTTTCCGGCATCCGATTCGAGCCATTCAATGCTATCGTCGATAGCTCCCCGGAAGGACTTCTTCAGCTCCTTCGCCTCTTTCTTGTTGTACTTGCGTGCCAACTGATATTTGGCTTCATGGAAAGCGCGTTCCACTTTGAGACGATCACGCTTACTGTCACCGGCTGCTTTGAGCATTTGCCGGTACACAAGCTCCAAGTTCTGCATGTCGCGTTGATACGATTCATCATCGGTGACGCGGAATGCTTTTGTGAAATACGTCTGGCGCATTTTTTCCTGCGCTTGCCGGGCTTCCTGCAAGTGCTTTTGCTGATACCTGAGCGAAGTGTCGTGATAGTTCTTCTCCGCTTTCAAGCGCTCCTTGGAGCCATCTTGATAGAGGTTGGCCACCTTACGCAAGTGCTCCAGTTCTGCCAACTCGATAGCGTTCTGGTACTGACGCGCAGAGAGTTCGCCATCCACATACTTCTGCTGAAGAATAGCCATCTGTTCCTTGTAGGCAACTTCCTCCTGCTGCACTGTTCCCTCGATGGCGTTCTGCTTCTGCTTTTTGAGCGCTTCCTGATAGGAGGCCTCAATGGTCACTTCCTCATTACCGACAAGATCCTTATGCGCGAGCTTCTTTTTGTTATACTGAACCTCTATCTCCAGCATACGCTTGTTGTATGCGTCATAGTCCTTTTCGCCTTTCGCGTAAGCGATACGAATAAGGGCCTGCTCACGCTCGCGCCAATCGTCCTCCGCTTGGAACTTGTTGGTTTTACCCTTCTTCTTGTCATCATCATCACCATCCGGCAACGGATTGCCTCCGGAAGGCTTCGTCTTCACGGGGTCTGGTGCTTTGATGCTGATACCATTGGCTACGTCCTCCAGTTCCTGCCACTCTTTTTGCAGCTTTCGAAGATGATGCTTATAGTTACTAATCCACTTGTTGTTTTCCTTAATAGCCTTCTTGACATTCTCCTCACTTGAGTAGCCTGACTTCTTCGCAAGCATGTCCTTATAATACCGGTTCATGTCCTCCCACTCATCAATCTTGGATTGGATTTCTTTCATCTCATCCTCGATAGGTATCTGCTTGGTGGCTATCTCCTCCAGTTTCTCCTGGTTCATCTTCATACGGATGGACTCTTTGAGGGAAACGAGGTAGTTATCGAGGGCTTCCTTATTGTTATTGATCAGGACGCCCTCATCTGTCAGCGAAGCATGATAGTCCGGGACAAGTTCCTTCAACTGTTTCAATGCTTCTCGGCGCTTTTCAAGGGAAAGGTTGCTGTTATTGACAACCTTTGTAAGGCTGTTCACAGCCGCTGATTCCTTCGCGTATTCCTCCACAATGGCTTTATTGTGGTCATCAATCTGCTTCTGAATACGCAACTGTCTTTCCTGTTCAGCCGTGAGCTTCTTCTGCTCTTTGGCTGCATCCTTACTGTTCTTGAAAAGCGAATACAGTGCTACGCCAACCCCGACCACAGCACCAGCCACCAAGCCCCAAGGATTCATCATCATGGTTGCATTCAGCAGCTTCATTGCTGCGTTTGCCCGGACGACGTTGCCGGTCATCCGGTTATAAGCGACGGACGCCGCAAGAACTGCAACCTTATGCACATGCAGCGCAGCTGTTTTCACGGCTATGAATGCTGCGTGCAGCTTCTCCTTAATCAATGCGAGATTGACCGCAACGGTATAAGTAGCAACAGCGGCAGCAAGGGAAAGAATAGCGGTTTTATGCTCCTTGATGAACTTAATCAAATTGAGCATTACGCGCATGGTTGCAGACGTAGTTGAAATGAAGTGCCGCATTACCGGCATCAGTTCCTGACCAAGAGAAATGGCCATCTCCTGAAAGCCTTTGCGTGCTTTCTCCAAGCCTGCTTGGACTGTATTGTTTTGCACGTCAAACTCCTTCGTCACCGAAGTAGCTTCCTCAAAGGCTTTCGCTGCTTCTTCCTGCTCCCAGATGAGCATATCCACGTTCCCGGCAAGTGCCGAAATGACCGCGGAAGCGCGAGCACCGTTCTCGCCCATGTCTGCAAAGACCGGTGCAAGAACAGACATATCGCCTAACTCGTTCAAGCGGTTGAGCAACATCAATAGACCCTCGTTTGTCGAAGATTTGAGGGCAGCGTTAAACTTTTCAAGATCCATGCCGGTTGCACTGGCAATTTTCTCTGTGTTCTTGAAAAGATTCATGATAAGTTTGGAGAGAGCCGTGGCTGACATTTCGACCTTCTGTCCTTGGGAATCAAGAACAGCGCCAAAGGCCATGACCTGAGGAACGGTCATACCGGCTTGTGCGCCAACACCTGCCAGTCGTTGGCCGAACTGAGCAAGGTATGAAGCGCCTGCCGTGCAGTTCTGTGACAGTTCATTGATCACGGAGCCCACAGCAAGCAGCGACCGTTCCGTGCCGAGCCGTTCTTCATCCCCAAATATGGACGTGAGTTTAGAAAGTTGCAATGTTGCCCCATCTCCAAGCTCATCCAACGCCACATTGATTTGGTCTGCCGCTTTGACGAAGCCAAGAACGTCCTCCTCAGAAGACTTTCCGAGGCGGCCTGCTTCTTGTGCCAGGCGATTCAGTTCCTCGCGCGGCGAGCGTGTGTCGATC